AAAACTGGTGAAAATTTTTCACAAACTGGTGAAAAAAGTTCATCAGATCTGGTGAAAAAAGTTCACACACAAAATAACAATAAAAACACTATACAAAATAACAATAAAAAAAATACCAAAAAAAGCGATTTTGAATTACTTGCTGATTTCGGTATCACTGGACAACTTGCAGATGATTTCATAATCCACCGCAAGGCCTGTAAAGCACCAATTACCAGAACAGCACTGAAAGGCTTTCAGCGTGAGGCGGACAAAGCTGGAATACCTATTGCCGAAGCAATCACAATATCCATCGAGCGTAATTGGCGTGGATTTAAATCCGAATGGGATTGGCGAGGGAGTGGAGTCATCCAGCGACAACCGCAAAAAATGACTTTTACCGAAAAGAACGCACAGCCGTGGAATCGTGAAGAAGATTGGGAAGGAGTTTTCTAATGAGCCAAGTAACAACACTAAACCAAACAACAGCAAAACAAGCTCCGGTTATCGCAGAGAAGTTAATTGACAGGGTTTTCGAGCAATTAATCGCATCTTGTCCAACACTCTTAACTGTTCAACCTGAACAATTAAAAATCCTTAAACAACAATGGATTCTAGGTTTTTCCGAAAACGGTATCAAAACATTTGAGCAAGTTAAACGTGGAATGGCAGCGGCTAGAGCGAAAGCAAACGGATATTTGCCAAGTGTAGGCGAGTTTATTTCTTGGTGTAACAGTTACAACAATCACGAATTAGGATTGCCAACGCCTGAAGAATTGTCATCAAGAATTCAAAAATACTTTGGTTACGCAAAAGAACCTCACAATTTCAAATTCCGCTCAAAGGCTGAATATTATTTGCTTAAAACCATTTATGACGGTTACAGCAAGAAGAAATGGGAAGATTGCCAAAAGGCCATGCCGAAAATCCTTGCCGAAGTGGTTGAAAAAGCTCGCACAGGCTTTGAGTTTCCACAAATTCCAGAGTTGCTGGAGCAAAAGCCAAAAGTGATTAGTCCAGAGGTGGCAAAAAGTGGAGTGGCTAAGATTAAAGAGATTATGGGGATTGTGTAAATGGAATTTAATTTCAAGCCGATGTTTCTAGTTAACGAGAATGTACGCAGAAATGCAATGGAATTAATAAGAAATTTACCAATCAATGAGCAGAATCCACTCGTTATAGAAATCAAGGTTAAAACACGCTCAATGGAGCAAAACGATAAATTTCACGCAATGCTAGGTGATATCTCAAAACAGGCGACATGGCAAGGCGATAAGTACGACATTTACGGATGGAAAAATCTAATAGTTAGCGGCCATACAATCGCAACAAAGCAGCCATACAAGCTAGTTACTGGTATTGAGGGGGAGCTGGTAAATGTTAGAGAAAGAACCTCAAAAATGGGCGTTAAGAGAATGGCAAGTCTTATCGAATACACAACCGCTTGGGGCGTAGAGAATGGCGTTAAGTTTAACGATACGTGGAGATTTTAAATGAGAGAAGAAATAGCTCTAGCGGTAGTTCTCTTTGTGGTGGTGTTTGTGATTATTTGTTTTATTGAGGGTGCAGATGATGAATGAGAAAGAGTTAAAGATTTTGATTATAGCTTACGCCTGTGTAGTTATCGGGACAATCTTAATCACTGGCAAATGGTGGTAATTATGAACAAACCTAAGGAAACCAAATGCAAAGTCTGCGGTTGTTACTTTGTCAAAACAATAAGCTCAATGCAAAAGGTATGTTCACCTAAATGTGCGATTATTCTTTCAAAAGAGCAGGCAAGAAAGAAAAAAGAGAAACAAGACAAACAAGAGCGGTTAGAAACCAAGAAAAGAATGACCGCACTTAAACAGAAAATTAAAAGCCGCTCCGAGTGGTTGGATGATTTACAAAGCTGGGTAAATAAATTCATCCGCTTGAGAGATAAAAATGAGCCTTGTATATCTTGTGGTCGCTATCATCAAGGACAATATCACGCAGGACATTATCGCAGCCGTGGAGCTTGTCCAGAGTTGAGATTTAACGAGGACAACATACACAAACAGTGCGCGCCCTGTAATAACCAAAAGAGCGGAAACGCTATAGAGTACAGGATAAACCTGGTTAAAAAGATTGGTATTGAACGGGTAGAGTTTTTAGAGCGACAAGACCATCCGCCATTAAAACTGACAATCGAAGAAATCAAAGAGCAAATTAAAATCTACAAAGCTAAATGCAAGGAGCTTGAGAATGACTTATAGCGTTGAGCGTATCTTAGAAAAATGGGGCAACTGCTGGGGTCGTGACAGAATTGGAACAGAATATCCAAGCACAACAATTTCAATCCCTGTGTTGCCGACAGCAAGAAAGGCTTATATCAAGTTCTTGACCGATGACGAGTGTCTTAAAATTGAAAAGCAAATAATGAATCTGCACGATGATGATTTATTGCAATATCAAATTCTAATGGCTCTATACATTCAACAAGCAAGTGAGAGAGAGATTTGTAATGCTCTAAATATCTCACCGGCCAAAATGTACCGAGAACGTGCGCAAGGGGTTAGATTTTTAAAAGGCGCTTTTGTTGCAGCTCAAATTAAATTTATGTTTTTAGGATAAATTAAATCTATATAAATTTTTTTATTTGAGAATTTGGTAAGGCATCCTGAATTTGGGATGTAGATCACAAAGTTGAAATAAATTTTGCTGAAAACTTACATAAATATTTTGGGGTCCGTAGAATAGGAGTTTCTATTTAACCAAAGAGGAACCAAAATGACAAAAAGAAAATCTTTCAGTTTTAAGTTTCGCAAGAGAATAAAGGTTGCGCCTGGGGTAACAATAAATTTAAGTCGAAGTGGTGTTAGCACTACACTTGGCCCCAAAGGGTTTTCTTTAAACGTAGGGAAAAATGGGGCGCACTTAAATGCTGGTATTCCAGGTACTGGTATCTATAACAGATATAAAATATTTGGTGCCGATAAAAAGATAGAGCCCTTATCAAATGATGATATTTATTTTGAACATTTACTTAGTAACATCATGCATTTCAAGCACTTTTTCCCGTCATCAAAATTAGGCGAATTAAGGAATAGGTTCAATTCTCTTAGTCAAAAACAGAGATGTTTAGTAATAAATAATGCAGATTTAATACATCCGTCAAAAGTAGGTTTGATGTCATTCTTTTTAGGTTGGATTGCAATAGATCGATTTTATTTGAAAGATTATACTCTTGGAGTATTAAAGATTATAACTATACCAGTCGGGATAGGTGTGTGTTGGTGGTGTCTTGATGTATTATTTTGTTGGAACAAAGTTAAAAAGATAAATTATCTGCGTTTTTCTGAGGCTATAGATAATGCCAGAGATTCGTAAAAAAAACGGAAACCCCGTTTACAAGACGGGGTTTTTACTTTATATTGTGTTTCAAGGTGTCGAAACCTTCAATCCACAGCGGCAATCCGCACCCGTCAGACAAGCGGTTTTTTATGTCTAAAATTTGAGATCACTTTCTCGCCATTAAAAAGTGATTTTAAAAAGATCAATGTCGGGCGGGCGGAGAATACAATACCCGAAAGGGGAATAATCCCAGCCTACCTGTGGAAGGCTTTCGAACCGCCCGACGCCCTATTTAGGGTAAATATCGAAAATAAAACCACAGGAGCGACTTATGTCAACTCAAAACCAACTTTCCACGTTCAATTTTGAAACTTCACCTATTCGCGTAATCGCAATCAATAATGAACCTTGGTTTATCGCCAAAGATCTTTGCGATACATTAGGTATTTCAAACCCGAGCAAAGCAATTATTAATTTGGATGATGATGAGAAAAAGATTGTCGGTTCAACTGACATCCCCGACTATAACTTAAAGTTAGGGTCGGCAGGAAACGGGGCGCAAAGACTTTCGCTTGTATCAGAAAGTGGAATGTACACTTTGATCTTACGTTGCCGTGACGCAGTGAAAAAAGGATCTGTTCCACACCGCTTTAGAAAATGGGTAACAAGTGAAGTGTTGCCGCAAATTCGAAAAACTGGCTCTTACAGTAAAACCACAGTAGACCAACGAACAGGATTACGAAATGCAGTAAACATGTTGGTAAGCAAGAAAGGGTTAATTTATTCCGATGCCTATCATTTAATTCATCAGCGTTTTAATGTGGAATCAATCGAAGATTTGACATTAGAGCAATTACCGCAAGCAGTAGAGTATGTTCACAAAATAATTTTAGAAGGGGAATTAATCACTGATCCTGAATTGCCTATCCGTGAAAAGAAATTCTCTTTTGAATTTACTGAGTACGAACTCCAACAGCTTGCTTGGCTGTGGTTCGCTTTTAAGCGTGGCGTTGGCACTTTCCAACACATTGAAAGAGCTTTTAACGTGTTAGGATCAAATATGAGTGGGCAAATTTACGGGCAGGCTTACGAATATTTAAGCGTGCTACGCTCAACAAACCAAATCTTAAACCGTATCACAAGTGATTTTGACATCGACCCAATGACAAACTGGCGTGTATTAAAACACTTGCGAGGCTTTAATCCAAAAGCAGTCAAAATCGATTTCTAAAAATAATGGAAAATCCGACCGTACTTTTGAAAAATTGTGCGAAGAATGGATTTTGCATAAAAATTATAAAAACACTTGATTACTTGCAAGTGATAGTGTACTATATTAGGTAAGTTGCGGTTTTAGCGCATAGCAAACGCACAAAAGAATCTTACAGCCCTGATCGGAAACGGTCGGGGTNTATATTCAGCTCATAGGTATTAGTTTACTTGTGAGCTTTTTTATTTGAGGTAAAAAAATAATGCCTATGAAAGATCCAGATGTATGGGCTTTGATTTGGGCTTGGTTACAAATCAATTTTGGCAACGGTTCAATTCAAAGTGCTGGTGCAGCGGTTTTTATGTCGCTTTTAAGAATGGGATTTATGCGCAAGAAACCAGCATTTCGCTATGTATTTATTGATGCAATGATTTGCGCATCTATTGCTGGGGTGGCGGTGCCTGTGTGTACTCATATATTCGGTCACGCAGATTTTTCAGCTTTTTTCGGCACGATGATTGGCTTTATTGGGACCGAAAAAATACGCGAATTTTTGTTTAAGTTTATTAATCGTAGGATTGACAAAGATGACAATGATTATTCCCGAAACGACATTCAATAAAGTTTTCCCAAAAGCAATCAAGGGAGTTTATCAGGCGATATCAAAGCATATTGATTTAGCTGGCTGTTTTAATAAACAACAACAAGCGATGTTTCTTGCTCAGTGCGGGCACGAAACAGCTGGATTTACCACTTTTAGCGAAAACTTAAATTACTCAGCAGATGGATTGATGAGAGTTTTTCGTAAGTATTTCCCGAATCTTAATATTGCTCGCCAGTACGAACGTAAACCAGAAAAGATTGCAAGCCGAGTTTACGCAGGTCGAATGGGTAATGGCCAAGAAGAAACAATGGACGGCTGGAATTATCGTGGCCGTGGATTAATTCAAATCACTGGTAAGGATAACTATATCCGATTTGCCCGTTGGTTAGGCGATACGATCAACCCTAAAGAAGTATCAAGTAATTTAGACTTAGCGGTCAAAGCGGCAGTCTGGTACTGGATATTTAACGACTTGGCATCTATTGATTCGGTCCAAAAGGTAACGATTAGGATCAATGGTGGCACCAATGGTTTAGATGACCGATGTAGATTATTTCGTGCGTTAATGGTGGATTAGTATGGAGGGGTGTAATGGTTAATAAATCAACCCTGATTTACCTTGCAGTATTGGCTAGCCTGTGTGGTTGGATTTGGTATCAGCATGGGGCGATAAATGACTTAAGAGCCGAAAACCAAGCACAGGCTAGCCTCATTGTAGAACAAGAAAAGGTTAATCAATCGCTAAAAGATACGATTGAGGTGGAGCGCCAAGCAGTAGAGCAACAGCGAGTTATTAATGATGAGATTAAACAAACAACACAAGACAAAGTACAAATTGTCAGAAAGATTATTAAGACACAACCTTGTTATAACACTCGCATCTATGACGATGCTATTGAGCGGTTGCACTAATAAGGTAACAACAAAGACAGAATACATCTATCCGCCTCAAGCATTTCTAACGCCTTGTGTTAAAACGCCATTTACTGGCAGCACATACGGTGAGGCCGTGGAGCATTTAATCATAGTGCAAGGTGAGCGTGATATGTGTGCTAGTCAAATCACGAACATTAACAAGTGGATTGAAAGCACAAAGAACAACAAATAAAGGATTTCCCTATGTCAGACGTGAAAGAGAAATCCACGTCTGAGCGTGGATTGACACCTAAGCAAGAAAAGTTTTGTCAGTTATATATTGAGCTTGGTAATGCAAGTGAGGCATATAGACAATCTTACAATGCTGAAAATATGAAAACTGAAACCATTAATACAAGAGCTAAGGAAATGCTTAAAAAAGGTCCAATTAAGGTCCGTATTAATGAGTTGCAAGAATATCACTTAAAACGACATAGTGTTACTGTTGATAACATTATCGCAGACTTGCAAGAATTAAGAGATATTTGCATGGGTCGCAGGTCAGTGGTTATGACAGATACAATCAAAAACGCACAAGAAGGCAAGATTGATACTGTGAATAATCAAATGTTTGTCTTTGAGCCGACAAGTGCAAATAAAGCCTTAGAGTTATTAGGTAAGCACTTGGGAATGTTTAAAGATAAATTAGACGTAACCACTGGCGATAAACCTTTACCAACAGTAATCAATGTGACATTTAGCGATGAGCCTTGATATTAAATTTCCGACAAAGTTTAGAACGCTATTTGAAGATATGTGGCGTTTTATTATCTTCTATGGTGGTCGTGGTTCAGGTAAGAGCTTTAATATAGCGAGAGCATTAATCATTAGAGCTTATCACAATCCGACACGAGTGCTTTGTTGTCGTGAAATTCAAAAGTCCATATCTGATTCCGTTATTCAGATGTTGATTGACCAGATAGAGAAATTAGAGCTTCAAAACTTCTTTGAGGTGCAGAAAACTCAAATCATTGGTCAAAACGGTTCGAGATTTACATTCGCAGGACTGAAAACAAATATCACCTCTATCAAGTCAATGACAGGAATTGATGTTGTTTGGGTTGAAGAGGGTGAGAATGTATCAAAAGAAAGCTGGGATGTATTAATTCCAACTATTCGAGAAGATAAGTCACAGATTATTGTTAGTTTTAACCCTAAAAACATTCTAGACGATACCTATCAGCGATTTGTAATTAATCCGCCAGAGAGATGCTCTTCTGTATTGGTTAATTGGCAGGATAATCCGTATTTTCCAAAAGAACTAATGGAGGATATGGAGCAAATGCGAGAGCGTGACTACGAGCTTTACAGACACGTTTACGAGGGCGAGCCGGTAGCTGATTCAGATATGGCAATTATTAAGCCTTTATGGATTGATGCTGCGGTAGATGCTCATATTAAACTTGGTTTCACTGGTAAGGGATTGAAAAAAGTCGGCTTTGACGTAGCGGATGAGGGCGTGGATAGTAACGCTAACGCATTTACACACGGTTCAGTCGTCCTTGATGTTGACGTTTGGAAAAATGGCGATGTTATTGATTCAGCCAATCGAACAAATCAAAGTGCGGTCAATTTCGGTGCCGACTTAATTATTTTCGATAGCATCGGTGTTGGCGCAGGTGTAAAAGCTCACTTTAAGCGATTACCTAAAACTATTCAAGTTGAGGGGTTTAATGCTGGTGGCTCAGTGGCTTATCCAGAGCGTGAATATATCAAAGGCAAGAAAAATCAAGATATGTTCTCGAATATCAAGGCTCAGTCTTGGTGGTCGTTGCGTGATAGATTTTATAAAACATATCGAGCAATTAAGCACGGTGATGTTTATCCTGATGATGAATTAATAAGCCTATCAAGCAGCATCAAAGAGCTTGAATATCTTAAGGCTGAATTATCTCGCCCTAGAGTTGATTACGATAACAATGGACGGGTTAAAGTTGAAAGTAAAAAGGATATGCGAAAACGTGGCATACCGTCACCAAACATGGCTGATGCGTTAGTGATGTGTTACGCACCAACAAAACCAAAATCATTATTGGATTTATAGATATGAAATTTTTTGATGGAATAGCATCGTTAGCGTTAAAGCTTGGATTAAAGCAAGAGCAGACTAATTATGTTGCTAGTTCAATGCTAACTGAGAAGCGTGACGAATTAGAAGCTTTATGGCGTGAAAATTGGATCGCCAATAAAATCTGCATCAAGCGCCCGGAAGATATGACAAGAGCGTGGCGAGATGTTTTCTCCAACGACCTTGATTCAGAGCAATTAGATGCGTTCACCAAATACGAACGAAGAATTAAACTTCGTGAAACACTAACTAAAGCATTGCAGTGGTCAAGCCTTTATGGCTCGGTTGGTTTACTGGTTGTTACCGATGCAACAAACTTAAATACACCATTAAGACCGACTGAAAAGCTAAAACGATTAATCATATTACCTAAGTGGAAAATTAGCACAACAGGCGAAAGAGAAACGAATATAACCGATGCTAATTTCGGTAAGTACAAAGCCTATTCAATCAGCGGTGATGATAAACCTCTAATCGTTCATCATTCAAGATTGCTGATTATGAACGCTAACGATGCTCCGCTATCAGATAGTAGCATTTGGGGCATCTCAGACTTAGAGAAAATTATTGATGCACTAAAACGTTTTGATATTGCTTCTGCTAACGTTGGTGACTTAATTTTTGAAAGCAAGATTGATATTTTCAAGATTGACGGGTTGTCCGATAAGATTGCGAGCGGCTTTGAGAATGAAGTAGCAAATGTAATCGGTGCAGTTCAAGCGATTAAATCATCGACTAACAGTCTATTACTGGATAAAGAAAACGAATACGACCGCAAAGAACTCTCGTTTGGTGGATTAAAAGACCTTATTACAGAGTTTCGTAATGCGGTCGCCGGTGCAGCAGATATGCCAGTTACAATCCTGTTTGGTCAGTCTGTTTCTGGTTTGGCTAGTGGTGATGAGGACATTCAAAACTATCACGAGTCAATTCACCGATTGCAAGAGGCAAGATTGAGACCTGTCTTTGAAGTTATTGATAGCTTAATTTGTGGTGAATTGTTTGGTGGCCGGCCTGAAGATTGGTGGTTTGAATTCTTGCCTTTAACTGTGGTTAAACAAGAACAACAAATCAATATGCTGAACACGTTCGCAACCGCAACCAATACACTAATTCAGAACGGTATCGTAACAGAACAGCAAGTAGCTAACGAATTACGAGAGAGCGGACTGTTTGCCAATATCTCGGCTGATGACGTTGAGGACATGAATAATGCTGATGAACTTGCCAGAGATTTTGAAGAACCAAAAGACGAAAGCGAAGAAGTTCAAAACACTGAAAGTGAGCAAGAGAACGGAGCTTTGGTATAGAACCGAACTCAAGCGACAAGTCAAAGAAATGACTGATACTGTTGAAAGAGCCTTAGAAAAACCTAATGGCTCTTTTTTTATGGATGATTTCAGCGGATTTCTTGCAGTTGGCGTTAAAACCCTGCTTAAAGTATTGGAACGCTTTGAGAATAAAGATTATTCAGCAGATGACGAAAAAATCGCACATGGCTTTGTTAATCGAGGAAATATCCAAAACCAACAGGAAGTATCAAAGAACTTAAAAAATCAAACTGGAATTGATTTAAGTGCATATTTAGGCAATAGCCCACGCATAGCTGAAAAAGTTAATGCGATGACTACTGCTAATGTTCAATTAATTAAGTCTATTCGCTCTCAATACCTCGATAAAGTTCAAAATGCCGTTACCCAAGCCTTGGTTAGCGGTTCCTTAAACAAGGATTTAACCGCGCAAATTAAGTCTATTGGGCAAACGACCGAAAAGCGCGCTGCATTTATCGCCCGCGACCAATCTTCAAAGCTTAACGCCGCATTGACACAGGCGCGCCATGAAGATTTAGGCGTTAAAAAATATATGTGGAGTACGGCAGGTGATGAGCGTGTGCGGGATAGTCACGCTGAAAAAGATGGGCAAATCTTTGAATATGCAAACCCTCCAGCAGATACCGGACACCCTGGGCATGACGTAAACTGTCGGTGCGTCCAAATTGCGGTGTTTGATGAGACTCAAGAAAAGCAAATCAATGAGCAACTGGAACAGCAAGACATCAGCAAGGCAATTGCGCCGGAAGTGTTTGATTTTCAAGTTAAGGAAATTGCTAAAGATGATGTTGCATTATCCTTTGTAAAAGATCGCAATTTATCCAAGCCTGAAGCAGTGATATTGCGTGAATACACAGGACATTCTGCACAGCAAATTAACGCTGAATTGCGTAGTAACAAACCTAGCTTAAAAGCATTGTCATTCGCCCGCATTTTAAATCGAGCATTGAATAAACTGCCTTCTTATAGAGGTAAGGTTTGGCGCGATATTGATTTGCCAGAGAAAACATTGGCGAAGTATTCCGTCGGTGAAGTTGTTACTGAAAAAGGATTTGTAAGCTCAAGCCGTGATGAATTTGAGCGTTTTGATTCTGCGCGACCTCATAGATTGCTTATTCATAGTAAAAACGGGAAGATTATTGAGAAAATAAGTGTCCTCCCATTAGAGTATGAGGTATTATTTAAATCAGGAACAAAGTTCAAGGTGCTTAAACGGACTCAAGAAAAAGGGTATCTGCTAATTGAGTTACAGGAGCTTTAAATGCGCAAAGAATATACCGACCCTGATATTTATAAAAGAAACCTCGAGCGCCACATGAAGCGCGAAGAAATTAAGCGATCCGAATACTTGATGATGTGGATGTATCAGTTACTTACCGCAGAAACAAAATTCGGTACGCGTGAAGCTGTGCTTTATCGAGTGCAAAAACGCTTTACTGGTGATGTGAACTTTGATGAAGCCGTGGAAATGATGGATAAATTAATCACGGAAGCCGAAAAAGAAGAATCAAAAAATTGACACAATAAAAATTTTGCAGTAGATTTCCCCAGACTAGCCGAATTGTAGTAATACAGTTCGGCTTTTTTATTGGAATTCTATCACCCGCTCATCGAAGCGGGTTTTTTTTTCCTGTAAGATAGCGATGTACACGCGACAAGCGGTGTTTCCTTCTCCACTCACTGTTTCTTACAGGCGCCATTTTGTGGAGAAAGCAGGAGAAAATATGCAAACATTAACCGCAGAATTTTTAGGCAAAGAAATAACCTTGGTGGACAACAACGGCGTGGCTTATGTGGCAATGCGTGAAGTTGTTGAGGGGATTGGGTTGGCGTGGAAGCCGCAATATCAAAAGCTAATGGATCACAGTCAAAAATTCAGTTGTTACCATATGACCACAACTGGAAAAGACGGCAAAAAATACGAAATGCTTTGTATGCCAATTAAGAAATTAAATGGTTGGCTATTTAGCATTAACCCAAACAAAGTACGGTCGGATTTGAAAGCACGTTTGGAAAACTACCAAGAAGAATGTTTCCTTGCCTTGTGGGATTATTGGACGGAAGGTGTTGCCCGCCGTGACGAGGTCAAAAACAAATTGGCATTATGGCAGCAAAAGAAAGCTGAATATACACAACGTGCCGGCGAACGGGGGATATTATTGCAGCAATGTAAATCGGAAAAGCAAGCCCTTGAACGTGAGCTTTTACAAATTAAACAATTAGAACTTTTCACTAATTTATAACCGCACTTTCTGAACAGGCTGTGCGGTTTTTTTATTGGGGTAAATCAATGAAATTTACAGATAACACAGTGCAGGCAAAAACACAGCGCACCATTACGAAAGATGGCTTTTTAGTGGTGCCGGCAACTATTTCAAAGGTCGGTGTTTTTGACTATCTAGAATCAGAGCTTGGACTAAAAGGCGATGGCGTGAAGAAAGTGGCGAGAACAGAGAAATCGCTATTTTCTGATGAGACCATTAAGAGCTTTGAGAACGCAACACTAACAATCGGACACCCAGAACAAGGCGTAAACGCTAAGAACTGGAAAGAGTTATCTGTTGGCGTTGTGCGAAATGTCAAACGAGTAGGCGATGAGCTAACCGCTGAAGCTTGGATTTATGACGAGCAAGCCATTAGAACCGTACAAGAACACGGTGTAGAGCAATTATCTTGTGGTTATGACTGCAACATCATCCAGTCAAGCGTTAAAGATGCAGATTTTGAGATGTCTCCGATGATCGGAAACCACGTGGCGATTGTGGCAAAGGGTCGCTGCGGTGGAACTGTAAAACTTGCCGATGAGGAAAAGACCGTTATGGGAAAAACCGCTAAATTCCTCGATGCGTTTTTAGGTGCATTCGGCATCAAATTGTCCGATGAACAGAAAAAACAAATCGAAGAAGATGAAGAAACTGGCAAAGAGGGCGAGAAAGCTCCAAAAGCTAAAAAACCAACCGAGCCAAAAGAAAAACAATCTGAACCCGAAGATAAAAAGGAAGAAGAAGTGAACAAAGAAGAGTTTGAAAAACAACTTAAAGCCAAAGATGAAGAAATTCAAGCATTGAAAGATGCACAGGCAAAACGTGATGCAGAATTAGCACAAGCGGCAATGTTAGCTGATGCGCAATCTGTATTCAAAGATGTGAAATTCGCAGATAAAGCAAGCGTTCGTGAAATCCAAGAGAGCGTTATTGTTGCTCAAGGTATCTTCACAAAAGATGCAGCGGCTAAATTATCTGATGCTGAAATCTCTGGTGCGTATCAAGTAGCTAAAGCGGTTACTGCTAAATTAGCGGATGAACGCAAATCTTTAGGTAATATCTTATTAGGTGATGCGAAAACTGAAACAGCACCTAAATTAGACTTCAACAAAACTTACAATCAATAGGGGTAATGAATAATGGGTTACGCTTACGAACAAGCTCCGGCAAAAGCTGGTGAATTAGGCAAAGGCAACTTTGCGAGTGCAAAAACAAGCGCAGAGAAAGTGACAGGCAAAGTAAAAGCTGGTGATTTTGTAGCATTAAATCCAGATGGTGGTGTAAAAGCGTTAGCAGCTAAAACTGATGTACTAGCTGGCGTAGTATTTGCAAGCACTATCCGTGATGAATGGAATGATGGCGAGCTTTGCGATGTAATGCATATTGCAGCAGGCGATGCGGTATGGGTAAACGTTGCAACTGGTAAAACTGTTACACGTGGTAAAAAAGTCTATGTATTAGCCGCAGGTGGTGACGGTAAAACTGGTGCAATTCAAGGTGAGACCGATGTAAACGGAATCGAAACTCCATACACCGTAATTGATGTTAAAGGTCAATTAGCGTTAATTTCTAAATTATAAGGGGCTAAATAGATGTCTTTATTAACTTATGTACAAAACGGTTTGACTGCTGTTAGCAAAGAAATCGCAGAAACCAAATATCCTGAAATTGTGTTTCCACAATTCGTATATGTTGACCAACAAACAGCGGTCGGCATCACTGAAAAACTTCACTACGGTGCAGATGAACACGGTTCTTTAGATGATGGCTTAATCACTACTGGTACTAGCACTTTAGACCAAGTAGAAGTTGGCTTTACCCCAAAACGCTCTTACATTGTGCCGTGGGCTAAATCGGTTACATGGACTAAACCAGAGCTTGAGCAAGGCAAATTATTAGGTTTAAACCTTGACACAGCGAAAATCATGGCGTTAAACAAAAACGCTCAACAAACTCTACAAAAAGTAGCGTTCTTGGGTCACGCTAAAGATGGCCGTTTAACTGGTTTATTAAACTCTAAATATGTATCAGTTCACACCTTAAAAGGTGCGGCGGCAGGTACAAAAGTTCAAGCAATGGACTTCGACAAAGCAGTAGCATTCTTCAAAGAGATGTTCTTAGCTGGCTTAGAGAAAACTAAACGCATTGAAGCACCAAATACATTCGCTATTGATGCGATAGATTTAGCTCACCTTGCTTTAACTCAACGAGCAAACACTGATACAACCGCTTTAGAGTTCTTAACTAAGAGCCTATCCGCTGCGGCTGGCCGTGAAGTGGCTATCAAAGCGTTACCGTCTAACTTCGGTTCTCGTGTAACAGATGGCAAAACACGTGCGATTGTTTATGTGAACAGTAAAGAACACGTAATCTTTGATGTGCCGATGACTCCAACTGTGTTAGAAGCAAAAGAAAAAGGCTTATTAGCTTACGAATCAGGCTTACGCATGGCATTCGGTGGCGTTACCTTTATCGAGCCAGAATCTGCTCTTTATGTAGATTACTAGGAGGAATAAATGCCAACAATAAACGATTTTCGTGAACGTTATCCAGAATTTAAAGAGGTCGATGGTTTCCGCATTGACCTTTTTTTATCGGATGCACAGCAAGAAATCAGCCAAGCACGATGGGGGCGACTTTTCGAGCGTGGAGTGTTGGCATTAGCTGCTCATTTGCTCCGTCTTTCTCTTTGGGCGACAGATGGTAACGGTGGAGCAAATCGCAATGTAGCGAGCGAGTCGGCAGGGGAGCTTTCTGTTGGCTACGCTACACCGACAATCACTGGTACAGATGCAGATTATCAATTAACTGCATACGGTCAAGAGTATTTACGTTTGCGTAAACTCGTTGGGATAGGTGTGATGGTGGCTTAATGACTGCTCAAGTTACAGGTAATCTTGCGAAATTCAAACAGCTTATCGAGCAAATAAAAGCAACTAGCGAAAAGGCTGTGTATGTTGGCTTTCCTGCTGAGTTTAACGAGCAAGTAGAGGGTTCAGATAACTTTAATCTAGCCTCTTTAGCTGCGGTGTTAGAGTTCGGTAATGAAAATATCCCATCTCGTCCGTTTCTTCGTCAAACATTGGCAGAAAATCAAGAAAAATACACAACGTTATTTGTAAAACTGTTTGAAAGCGGTGTTTCAATAGACCAAATCTATGAACAAATCGCTTTAATTGCTCAAGGTGATGTTCAGCAAAATATCGTTAATGGTAAATGGACTGCAAACGCACCAAGCACAATTAAACGCAAGAAATCAAGCAAGCCGCTTATTGACACAGGTAAACTGCGGCAATCTGTAAGGGGGATCGTCAAATGAGCTTAATTAATCAATTTCCTCGTTTTTTAAATAGCAAATTCAGCCAAAAGGTAATCGTAAAACATCTACAAGGCGAGCATTCAGCTATTGACTATAAGGCGAAGTACATTGAAGAGAAAGTCACTGCAATAGTGATGCCAACATCGCCTAACGATGTTCAATTCTTGCCAGAGGGTGAGCGGTTTCTGCCAAGCATTAAAATCTACACAGTTAAGCCTTTGAAGATAGGTGATTTGGTAGATTATCTTGGTGAGACTTACAAAATCAAAACAGTGGGTAATTGGAAAGACTATGGATACTACAACAATATCGGCATTCGACATAGCCAAACTGCGAAAGTGGATTCAAGAGGCTTTGAAGTTACCTAAAGATGCTGTAATCGGTGGCTGGTTGCCAGAAAATCCCCTGCCTGCGTTTATTACGATGGATGTATTAAATACTAACGAAATCGGACAGGCGACACGAGAATTTGACGGTAAACGAGAGCGTATTAGACAGTCAATGCAAAGCACGGTCAGCGTTTCTTGTTTTGGTCGCAATTCACTCGCTCAAGGCTACAAATTAAAAGCTATTTTCCAAAGTTCAGCGTTTCTTTCCTTTCTTAATTCAAACCATTGGGGTGTTATCCGCTTTTCAGATGTTCGCAACCTAACCGCTACGGTTGGGGCAGACTATGAAGAGCGTGGGCAATTTGATGTGATATTCAGTCATCATCACATTGTAGATACTCCGTTAGATCCGATTGAGAGAGTTGAGCAACGGACGAATAACAAATCACAAGATATAGGAGCATAAGCCAAATGGCATTATCAATCTCTAATATTGTAAACGTGCAATTAAACACAGTTCCGAAGTCTGCTGCTCGCAAATCTTTCGGTACAGTTGCACTTTTCACACCAGAGGCAGGCCAAGCATTTAATGATGCAACTACACGTTATATGTATGTTGAAAGTCAAAAAGATGTTGAGGCTCTCTTTGGTACAAACTCAGAAACAGCAAAAGCGGCTCAACCGTTCTTTGCTCAAAGTCCACGTGCGAAACAGTTAATCATTGCACGCTGGCAAAAAGAACAAGCAACCATTGAAGCAACCAAAAATGCTTTGCGTGGTGCGACATTATCAGATGATTTAGAAGCATTTAAATCAATCTCAAATGGTGGTTTCTCAATCACTGTTGGCTTGGCTGTTAAAGTAGTTGATGGATTAGACTTCTCAGAAGCCGCCGACTTTAATGCAGTGGCGACAAAAATCAAAGAAAAACTAACCACTTTAAAAGTAAATGCCGATGTTGCTTATGATGAGACTGGAAATCGCTTTATTATCTCTGCGACAGATTCGGGCGAAAGTGCAGATACTTTAATTTTCTACGCTGAAAAAGGTAATGCGACAGGTTATTACATTGGCGGAATGTTGAAACTTGAAGATGGACAAGCTACACGAGTTATCGGTAAAAACCAAGTTCAGGTTAAAGCTGAGAAAGTAGAGCAAGCATTATTCAATGTTTCAGAAGTAGAAAATGGCTGGTACGGTTTCACCTTTGCGGCTCAATTAACTGATGCACAAATCGAGGCTGCTGCTAAATACGCTCAAGCGAATGATAAATTATTCGGTGTTAGCGTAATTAAAACTGAGCAGATTGAATGGTCGACATCTAATGTATTCAAAAAATTATACGATGCTCAATTAGACCACACCTTGGCAATCTTCGATAAAAACGACTTATATCCAGCATCTTCTGCGTTGGCTCGTTTGTTATCTGTGAACTTTGCGGCTAATAACTCAACGCTTACGCTTAAATTTAAACAGCAACCAACAATCACAGCAGATGAAATCACTGCTACAGAGTTTGCGAAAGCAAAACGCTTAGGGATTAACGTTTACACTTACTTTGACGATGCCGCAATGATTGCTGAGGGTACTGTAATCGGCGGTAAATTCGCTGATGAAATCGTTATCCTTGACTGGTTCAAAGATGCAGTACAGAAAGAAGTGTTTGCTCGTTTATACAAATCACCGACTAAAATTCCTTTAACCGATAAAGGTCAGGCAATCTTAATCTCTGCGGTTGAGAAAGTTTGCTTAGAGGGTATCAATAACGGTGCTTTCGCCCCTGGTAAATGGACTGGCGATAGTTTCGGTAATCTGAAAACAGATGATTACCTAGAGAAAGGCTATTACATTTGGGCGGCTCCAATGGATACGCTTTCAGATAGCGACCGTGAGCAACGTAGAGCGACACCAATTCAGGTGGCTGTGAAATTAGCTGGTGCAATCCATTCAAGCGATGTGATTGTGAACTACAACCGATAATTAATAGGGCTGGATAATCCAGCCTTTTCTTTTTAAGAGGAAATATAAATGGCAGTTTTCGACCCTAAACAGGTAGTAGTGTTACTTGACGGAAAAGAAATCTCTGATTGGGCTGACGGTTCAGATGTAATCAGTGCCGCTAATCAGGTTGATGCAGGTCAGTTAGTTATCGGTGCGAACGGTACTGGTGTATTCATCGCTAACCCAGATAATTCAGGCAAGCTAACACTGAAAATTAAGCAACATTCTGCTGACAATGCTTACTTATCAAAACTATTTAATCAACAAAAGAGCAGTATTAAAACATTCTTACCTATCACTTTGTCAATCCGTGACTTAATCAACGATGACGTAGTGACAGCAAGCAAAGGTTATTTTACTACTCCAGCACAATACGTTCGTGGTAACGGCCATAATGCCGAGACTTGGACGATTGTTTTTGAACAAATGACAATGAACTTAGAAAAAGGCGTTGAATAATGGAACAGGTTAAGCAATTCACTATCGAAGATGTGACTTACACAATGACACCGGCTAATGCGATGGCGGCGTGGACTGCGTTAAAAAATGCGATGAAGTTACTTCAATCAGTTAATTTATCTGCTCTAGGTGATAGTAAAAAGCTAGGTGCAGGCATTTTAACGACTGTATTGGCTAATTTAGGCGAACCAAGCGTGAAAGAGTTAGAGAATATCGTATTAACTCACACAGCTTGCGAACAAGATGGACAAAAATACCGTTTATCAGAACGTTTTGATAGTCATTTTAATAAACACCGTGGGCATTTAATCGCTGTTTTAAAAGAGGGATTAACCTATCAATTCGCCGATTTTTTTATCGGTGGGGGTGGATTGCTAGCCAATATTCAGGGCAAACTCAAGGCGTAGAAAGACAATCAGAGAATAGAGTTGATTGGTTTGTTTTTACGCCAATAGTTAAAAAGTTCTGTACATTGCACGAATTAAGATCTGTTTATTCAATAGCAGATCTTCTTTCTTTCCACGAGGTAATAGTGGAATTAAATCAAATGGAGCAAAGCAAAGATGCTATTAGATGAGTTACTGATAAAAGTCGGTATAGAGGCCGATAGCCAAGCGATGCAAGAGTTTGAGCAATTCCTTGATACGGTTGGTAGTGGTACTGAAAGTGCGGTTGAGGGGCTTGGTGAGCTATCTAAATCCATTGAAAACACGGTTAATACCGATGCGGTGAAAGATGGCGCTGATGCGGTTGATGGCTTAAAAGGCAATATTGATAATCTTTGGGCGACAAAGTTCGGTGCTGATGGACTGGCTCAGAAATTCGAGTCTCTTGGTATCGTTATTAACAAAACTACGCTTGCAGTAGTGGCACTTGGTGCGGCTTTCTACGGGGCAACGGTAGGCGTTAAAAACTTCGTAGATGGAAACCTTGATGCGTTAGACGAGATTAAACAGCTATCTAATGTAACAGGTGAGGCGGCTGATAAAATCTATCTGTTAGGCAAGGTCGCAGAAGTAAACGGTTCATCAGCTCAAGCAGCTCAATCATCAATCGAGGGATTATCTCGAACAATCGGTGAGGCAGCAGCTGGAATCGGTCGAGGCGCTAAGACTTTTGAACAGTACGGATTAAGTGCTAAGAAAGCCAATGGCGAAATAAAATCATCTAGTGAGTTATTCGGTGAAATATCCGAAAAAATGCAACAGATGAGCGACCAAGAGCAAATAGCGATGCTTGCCAAGTTAGGCATTGATGGCTCAATGATTCAGACGCTTCGATTAGGCAATGATGAATTAGCTGAACAGATTGCTCTAGCAGAAGCCTTAACGCTTGGTGTTGGTAACGCAGAAAACGCAGAGAAAGCGGCAGCATTTAAAGATGCCTTAACGCAAGTTTCTCAAGTGTTTATCGCTATCGGTGAATACGTTTCTTTGCGTATATCGCCATCAATCCAGCGATTAGCTGAACGCTTTACAAAATGGTTTGCCGAGAATAATAACTTCATCAAGGCGATTTTAAATGGGCTTGGTCGAGTATTCTCGTTCTTGTTTGAATTAGCTGGTGCGATAGATAACATCATCGAAAGCACGGTTGGTTGGAAAGCTGTGGTTATCACGCTTGGCGGCTTGTTACTGTGGTTTAGCCGCAGAATGTTGTTAGCCTTTGCGACAAATCCAATCACCTTAGCGATTGCGGCTATAGCTGGATTAATCCTAATCATTGATGACTTTATCACTTGGTTACAAGGCGGTGACGCTCAATTCGGTGAATTCTATCAATCTTGTGCGGACGGTTTACAGTGGATTGAAGATAAATGGGGTGAGCTTTCAGATTGGATTAAGGAAAAATGGGGCGAGGCTATTTCTTGGGTATCTGGAAAATGGAATGCCTTTACAGCGACATTCAGCATAGACAACCTTAAAAAAGTCTTTGAGAGCGTTAAACAAACCATTATTGAAAAGTTTAAAGCAGCATTTGGTTGGGCTATCGACCTATGGAATAGTATTGTGGCTAAGATTGGCGGAGAGCCAATTAATATCCAAGCAAATGTATCTACTCAAGGCGTGCGACAAGCTGGATTAGGCGTAGCGGATTTAGTCTTAAATGCAGGTGTTTACGCTAAAGCATCTGAAGTTTCGGCTAGCGGTGTTGGCGGAACTTCTAATTCTGATAACAGTGTCAAGAATAGCAACAACAAAATCACCATCACACAGCATATTCAAGGCGTGGATAATCCAAAAGCGGTTGCAGACCAATCAGCACGAGCAATCAATAACCAACTTTCACCAGTTATAGGATAGTAAAGAATGTTTAATTTTGCTCAAGTATCAAGCAGAAGTATAGGCACGATAACGTTTGATGTGGTTACAACGGAAGATCACCAATCAGACCTTTCAATCACGGAAAATCCGATTGAGTCAGGTGCTGCAATAGCCGACCACGCAGTCGTTCAACCTAAACAGGTTACAATTAACGGAATTATGGTTGACTATGACCACGGAACGTTCGGCATCAACTCACCGTACATCGGCAATATTCGTGGAGTGGTTGATTTTCTGAATAACTTTCCATTCCCTGTTCCTGTAATTACTCAAACATCTCAAACAATCGCAAGGGCTGGGCGAGTTATTAGCCAAGCGGCAGGGGCTTACAGTCAAGTAAAAGGCATAGTAAATCAGGTGCGAGCAATTGCACCTTTTTTGCCAGACTTTGGACTTGGAGGATTGCTAGATAGTGGCGTAGGTGATAGTCGAGTACAAAAATGCTATGCCGACTTAGTGGCCTGTCAAAAATCAGGTGAGACAATCGAGATACAAACAGGAATTCATCTATATAAAGATATGATGATTCAGTCAATATCGGTTAATCAATCACAAGATGGCAGTGCGACATTTACGATAACCGCAAGAGAAATCTTTGTTGTAAACACTCAAACCACACAAAGCTCACAATCTAGCGGTAGTTCAAACGGTAAAGGTGGAAATAAAACGTCAACCATCGGCAAAACAAAAAGCGGCCGTGCTGCGGTGCAATCAGCATCGAAAACACAGCAAGGCACAACAAGACCGGCTAACGCAGAGCCAAGAAAAACATCGGCATTAAAAAATATCTTCTCATAGGTGGCATAGATGCAAAGAATACCAGTTACACAGTCGCCATACCAAGAGCAGACATTTGAGTTTAATGGTCGGAAAATCCGCTTGACACTTCGATTTAATAGTGTAGGCAATTTTTGGGTGATGGATGTTTACGAACCAGTCACTCAACGACAAATATGTCAAGGTCAGGCGTTGGCTTGCGGAGTACCTATCCTATTACGCTCAGTTCAGCCTTACTTCTTCTATATGGAAGATGAAAGCGGTGCGGATTTAGATGTTATGACAGCAAGCGACTTAGGTACGAGATGCTTTCTGTATATCGGGGCTAAATAATGAAACAGTTCGGCAGACAATGGAAATTAGATATTAGCAACGAACAAGAAACGCTAAGTATCACACAGTTAAGAGTGGCGTTTGAGATTGATAAAACAATCAACGAAAAGCCAAATCCAGCAAAAATCCAAGTTTGGAACTTAAACCGAGACCATATCAACCAATTATTAAGCCAAGATTACAAGAAAGCCGCTCTATCGGTAGGTTATAACGAACTAAGACAGATTTATTCAGGTGACATTACAAAAGTTAGAATTCAGCGAGACGGATTAGACTTTGTTTTGACACTTGAATGCTCTGATGGTCATGTGGCTTACACGCAGTCAAGAGCTAAAACAACGCTCAAAGCAGGAGCAACCGATAAGCAAATAGTCGAAGAAATACAAAAGACAATGCCTAAAGTGCAAGCTGGAGCGATGGATATTCCTAATCAGCGTAAATTGCCACGAGGTAGAGTATTAAATGGCAACAGCCGAGATATTTTAACCAAAGTAGCAAGAAACAACGGTGCAGATTGGTCAATTCAGGACGGCTCTTTAATCTTTCTGCCAAAAGATAAGGTGCTAAATGATGAAGCTGTTTTAATCTCACAGGATACTGGAATGATTAACGCCCCAGAGCAAACCGATGATGGATTAGAAATAACCTGCCTATTAAATCCAGCTTTACAAATTGGCGGACTGGTAAAAGTTGAGTCAATCATTGAATACTTTAACGGCGAGTACAAAGTAATAAAACTTGCTCACTCAGGCGATGGATTAGGTGGCGATTGGCAAAGCAAAATGACAGTGGTCGGTGGTAAATTCCAAAAGGTTGAGAGTGAGAATAGCAATTCTAAATCCGACACGAAAAGCAAGGATAAGAAAAAATGAACTACCAACAATCACTAGCCACACCAGAAACCGCAACAGACCAACAAATCCAACAAAATCAGTTAAATCTACACACTGCATTGCCTGCTAAGGTTGTGAGCTTTGATCCAAGCAAACAGACGGTAACGCTTGCGGTTCAAGTAAAAATGCAACTGGCAGACGGTAACGGTGCGGACATTCCACCATTGGTTGATGTTCCAGTTAGTTTTCCTAGAGGTGGCGGATTTGCTGTTACCTTTCCACTAAAAGCAGGTGATGAGGGGATTGCAATATTTTCTGAACGCTGCATAGATGGTTGGTGGCAAAATGGCAACGCCTCAACGCCTTTAGACTTTAGGCTACATGATTTGTCAGATGCAATGTTTATTCCTGGCGTTTGCTCTGTTCCTAAAGCTATCAAAGGCTTTTTCAATGATGGGCTTTCAATGCAGACATTGGATGGTGGAACGTACATTCGCATAAAGAATGGCACAATCCAAATCAAGGGAAACATTGAACATCAAGGCGATGTAAATCATAAAGGCAACACCACACAAACAGGCTCGCATAGTTCTACTGGATTAATCTCAAGTAAAACTGATGTTTCTGCTGGTGGAATTTCAGGTAAAACACATAAACACGCAGGTGATAGCGGCGGTAAAACAGGAGTTCCAGAATGACGGTAAAAGTTAGACGATTAGATAAAAATCACGACTGGACTTTCGGGCAAGGTTTCGCAAATTATGCCATTGAGTCAGAGGCGATTGCTCAAAATGTTCAAACTAGACTTTGGTCATTCACGAATGACTGGTTTTTAGACTTGGAACATGGATTACCATGGTTAGAACAGATGGGGCGAAATGTAGATTTAGGCGACTGGGAAATTCGGATTAAAAAACACGTTCTACAAACTGACGGAGTTTCCAAGATTACCAGTTATGAATCAAATTTAGATCCAAATACACGCAAATTAGTAATTGATATTACTTACCAAGACATCTATGGAGCGGAAAATTCCGCTAGTTATCGTTCATAAGGGGCATTATGGCAACACTAACAGAAACAGGAATCCAAATTGAGCGCTTAAACGACATCGTGAAGCGTTTTGAAGATGGCTTTAAGCAAATCTACGGTCAGAACATTGACTTATCGCCAAATACGCCAGACGGTCAAATGGTGGGGATTTTAGCTCAGATTAAAATGGATATTGAGGAGCTTGCCGAGAATGTTTACCGACAATTAGACCCAGATGTAGCAACTGGAGCGTGGTTAGAGCAGAGAGTAGCTTATGCTGGCTTAATGCGAAGAGGTGCGAGTTATAGCTATTTACGCTCTGTAATCCTAACTGGCGAGCCTAACACTCATCTCTATGCTGGTATTGTTGTATCTGACCAAAATAAGGTTCGCTGGGTACTCACAACCGATATTCAATTAGATAGCAACGGTTCAGGCCGAGCAGACTTTAGAAGTGAGCAGCTTGGAAGTTTTAACCTTGCTAAAAACACAACCTTAACCATTGAGACGGTGACACTTGGACTAACTAATGCGGTCACTTTTGAAAATGCAGAAGTTGGCGTAGAAGAAGAAACCGATACACAATTACGTGAACGCTTTTTATTTAGTCGAACAAAGAACGCACAGAATTCAGCAGAAGCAATCACTGCGAAAATAGCAGCATTGCCAGATGTAAAACAGGTTCGAGTACTTGAGAATAACACCGCTCAACGTGATGCATTAGGTGTAGAGCCTCACTCAATCGATGTGATTGTTTACGGTGGCAATGATGAAGAAATCGCTAATGTAATCTATCAAAATAAAGGGGCTGGAGTTGGGTTACAGGGTAACACGCTAGCAAACCTTAAAAAGGACGGAGAAATGAGACCAATTAGATTTGACAAGGTTTCATTGGTTGATATTCAGGTATCAATGCGATGCGTTCGCTATGAAGATTTTACTGAAATTGATAAAGACCAAATTAAAAAACTCTTAGCTAATCAGGTTTTCAAAATTGGTCAAACGGTTTCTTTATCTCGCCTATATTCACCAATCAACCAAGTTGGCGGTTTCTGGGTTAAAGAATTAAAAATAGCACGAAAAGGGCAACAATTAAAAGCCGAGAACGTGGCGTTACAACCTAGAGACTTAGCAAGAATAATGGAAAACGACATCGCAATCGAGGTGGAATAATGGCTTATTCAGATTTGCTTATATGGCAGTATCAAGGAAAGCCTAAAGCTCTCTCGACAATCAAAATGATTGAAGATCAATTTGCTCAAAGCTTTATTGATTTATATCAAATTCAATATGTTTTAAGTATAGAGACGGCAACTGGAGACCAGTTAGATTTGGTCGGAAAACACGTTGGGCAGTCAAGAATTGTTAATGGTTACACTTTAAGACAATTCTTTGGGTTTAAGAATGCAAAAAATGCACTTGGATTTAGTAAAGAGCTTGAGGGCGGTGGTCAATGGTACAGATTAAGAGACCCTTTAGCTGATTCGGTTCGGTTATCTGATGATGATTACAGGTTTTTAATTAAGTGTAGAGTGATTAAAAACTACCAGCTTGGCACAGTTCCGAACATCATTGAGGCTTGTCAGTTTGTGTTCGGTGATGGCTGCAAGGTAACGGATAACTTAAATATGACCGTTACTGTTAAAGTGCCTAAAAAGAAACTCACTCAATTCTCAAAGTTTGCTGTTCAGCATTTAGATATTATTCCAAGACAAGCAGGCGCTAAAATTATTTTTGAAATCAAATAGAGGATTCTATGGCGATATATAACAAACCTGACGAGAGCGTATTCGCATCAAGTGCTAGACAGGGGGAAGTGAACAATTTCCCCGATATTGGCAGGGGGTGGGGGATTTCATTCGACCAGACTGGCGGCATTCCTCCAATGGAGTGGTTTAACTTCCTTTTTAAACGAACAGATGAGAAGTTTGGTTATCTATTTCAACGAGGATTGTCAGAATGGTCGGAAACGCAAACTTATCCAGAGGGCGCACTGGTTCAATATAAAAACCTCACATACAAAGCAAAAAGAGCAAATACAAATAAAAACCCAGAGCAAGCTAATTCTTTAGATTGGCAGCGTTGGGGGTTTGCTCAGTCAGAGCTTAAGAGCGCAACATTAACTGAGAGTGGCATTACTCAGCTCTTGACATCTATCAATAGTGATGATGAAACCAAGTCTGCTACGCCCAAATCTGTGAAAATAGCTTACGATAAAGGCGTAGAGGCGAAAGCTGCGGCAGATGTAGCTCAACTCACAGCAAATGATGGAGTATCTAGAGCAAATAACGCACAACTCACAGCAAATGATGGAGTTTCGAAAGCTAATGTGGCGCAAGCAAGCGCAAACAGTGCTAACAATAACGCAAATGGTCGTGTTTCAAAGAGTGGTGATAGATTAACTGGCATTTTGTATTCCGTGGGCATTTCGTCCAAACATTTTGGGTATAGCAATTATGCTAATCAATATACTAGCGGCGCACCGTTTATGGTTGAGGCTACAGGGTCGCAAGACCGTGATACGTATCATCCATTTGTCAAAGGGTTGGTGCGGTCAAAAGGACGTTATGGTGCTGGATTTTCGTTCGGGTACACAACAAAGCAAGGTCAAGGTGATGGCTTTGGGCGAGGGATTATCCATCTTATTGAGGATAATGGCTCTAACAAAATATGGACTTTCGAGCATAATGGCGACTTTAATAGTGCTGGAGATGTTCGCTCCTCAAGCGGTAAATCTTTAAATACTACCGTGCAGACTAGCGATTATCGCTCTCAATGGGGGCAGACAGGATGGGTTAAATTGCCTAATGGGCTAATTTTACAATGGGGCAAAACACCTGTAATTCATGACGAAAATAGCACAGATATAGTCTTTCCGATCGCATTTCCAAATAAGGTTTTAAATATTCAATTGACAGAAAACCAAATGAGAACAGTTGAATCAAACGCAACACACTTAGCTGCACTTAATGTGACTAACACAAAATTTACATTCAAAATGAACTCAACCCTACCTATTGATACATCGGCAGATTGGTTTGCTATTGGATATTAATGAGGTTCAAAAATGTATTTTTACGACAAAAAAACTAACGGATTTTATATTGACGGCATTCATGAAATCCCAAACGGATCAATAGAACTGACGGACGAAACATACCGCACTTTATTAAATGGACAATCTTCCGGCAAGCAAATCATTGCCAACAAGCAAGGTGTGCCAGTGTTAATTGAGCCACAACCTAGCGATGCGCATGAATTAAATATCGAGACACTACAATGGACTATCTCAAAAGAAAAACAATTAGCTATCTTTAATAAAGAGAAAGAGACTTTATTGAACAGATTGGCAGATAAAGCAGATGAGATTAAAACAAATCTTCTTGTTGGCTATCCGCAAACAGAGATTGAGAGCTTTTACCGCCAAGAGAAAGAAGCGTTAGCGTGGCAGGCAGACAATAAAGTTGATACCCCGATGCTTAAACAAATCGCAAGAGTGCGAGGCATTCATTTTGAGATATTGGTTGAGAAAGTTATCGAGAAAGCATCTCAATTTGCTGTGGCTATTGGCGTAATTATCGGGCAACGTCAAGCATTTGAAGATCGTTTACTGGCCACAAAAACACCAGAAGAACTCACCGCACTTGAAAAGGAAATTGAAGAATGGAAATTCCAAGTAAATTAAAGCTATACGCTTATCACAATCTAATCGCTTTCGACCAGTTATTCAATGCCTTAACAGGTGGAGCAGCAGATGAAACATTATCAAGTCGCACCTATCGTGGTGCGATTTTAGTTTCTAAGCCAAAGAAACGATGGGTAATTATTCATAGAGTAATTAACTTCCTATTCTTTGATAAAAACCATTGTAAGGATTCATACGAAAGCGAGCTAAAAGGCAGACAGCACGACAAACGGTTTAGTCAAATGCGTAAGGGGGCTTAGATGTCACAAACAGATATTGTTCTTTATCGTGGCGATGATGAAGAGCGAAGGGTGCGGATTTATGAGAAACAGCAGAATGACGAGCTTAAACCATACGACCTAACCAACATTAAGCGGTTAGATTTGTGGGCGAAAGTTAGAAGCCATACTGTAATTTCTCTATCTAGCACAGATGAAACAATTAAGGTTATAGATGCAGAGAATGGCGTTATTTTGCTTAAATTCCATCACGATTTAACGAAATACGCCATTTGGTCAGAAGCAAACTACGACTTGCAAACAATATCCAATACGGGGGCGGTAAAAACGGTGATTAGAAACGCACTTTTTAAACTAGAGGGCGATGTCACACCGCAACCGAGCGAAGATGACGTGTAAAGATGAATTAGTAGTAATTATTGAGCCACCTCAAGAGATTGAGGTGGTAATTGAAAAGGTCGAAATTGTCAAATTAGATGATGGACAATGCGATCAAAAAATCCCAACTCTCGAAGAATTAAAAACTTTTTATAATATAGGAGCTTTATAGGGTGGCAGCACAAGAATTTCACCAGACACTCACAGAATTTGCCGAATTCGTAGGTATGAAAGATAAGGAAATTACTAAACTTATCGGAAACCTAACAACTTTAAGCACAACAGATAAAACAAATCTAGTTGGCGCAATCAATGAATTATATCAATCTGTCAGAAGCCTATCAGGTAGTGCAGCAGGTATTAATGACAGTGCGACAAATGAAACATCAACTTTATCCGCTAAGAAGATTCTTGAGCTTGTAAATCAAGCGAAAACCGAAGCTAAAAGCGAAATATTGGGCGGAAATGTAGCGGCTGAATTAGATACCATCAAGGAATTAGCCGATGCATTAAATGGAATGAAAACAGGCGAAGATGGCTTGAATAAACTTATTCAAAAAATCTCACAAGCCAATGAAGCATTAACCGCACTTAATCAGAAATTCACATCTCTAGACGATGTGAATTTAAAAGAAGCTTACACACGAGGTTACAATAAATAATGACATTTCAGACTGGTATAACTGAATTTGCCGAATTTGTTGGAACTGAAATTAAGCGAATTGAAAAGAAAATCCCAGATGGCGGTAGTAATCAATCTAGTAGTCAAATTGTAATTACTGGAAACGGTCGGCCGGATAATCCAAACACAACAGGCGGTAAGATTACAGGCGTTGAGCCAAATGGAGCAATCTATACATCAATAAACGGTGCTGGCGTTGGAGCCTACCAGTGGCAAAAATGCGGTGGTCGCTGGAAGATCGTTTATGGCGACACTGGTGATATCACAATGAACGCTCAAAATACTGTGGCAGGAAACTGGGTTCGTATCAAACGATACAACAACCTTGTTATTATGAGCTTCGGTGGCGGACAGTGGGGATGGTTTCAAGTTTTAGGCAAAGGTAGTAAAGGTTTTATACAGCGTAAACGCAATACACGAAATATTGACCTTATCAAATTGGGCGGCATCCCACAAGGTTTTCGTACAGATTTTTCTTTCCTGAAACCCTTTTACAATGATATTGGCATTGAAATTGGCAAATTGTATATTGGGGGTAAAGGAGATTCAAACTACATTGAAATGCGGTTTCTGGAAGATATACGAGAAACCGATTATCAAGATCTACGATTTCCTGATGTAATGTGGTACACTACAGACGACTTCCCTTTGTCCATCTAATAATCTCACACCACTTAAACAATATTGGTCTATTGCCAATATCTATTAATCTAACAATTCTGCTATTTCTTCCATATTCGGGGCATAGTAAACATTCTGAAGAATCCGAATGTCTTTATGCCCCGATATTTTCGCCAAAGTCATCACATCGACCTTTTTAGCCAATCTTGTTAAAGCCTCTCGTCTAGTGTCGTGAAAACGTAAATGCTCACACATTGCCATTTTCTTAACTTTTCGGAAAGCGGCATCAAGCGAACGAGTATCTAATTGAAAACACAAACCAGTGTTGCCAACTTCTTTTTTCAATCTTTCAAGAATAGCCACAGCGTTTCTTGTTAGTGGAACGGTGCGAGAAGTGCCATTCTTCGTCATTGGCAGGTAAGCAGTTCTTTTCTCTAAATTCACATTATCCCAAGTTAAGCCACAAATCTCACCAGCTCGCATTGCTGTTTCAATAGCAAATAGCATGGCTGCGCCACTTCTTGCTCTGATTGTTTTAAGTGTATCATTGTAACCGCTAACGTAGAGTATTCTTTCTATCTCTTCATCTGAGTATCTTTGAGTTCTTGGCTCACTTCCTTTTGGTAAAACCAAGCCTATCATCGGATTTTTTTCAATATAATTCCAACGTTCGACTGCCACATTAAAAATATTTCTGATGGTAGATAATTCTCGTCTAATACTCTCACCACTAACTTCTTTTTCTCTCTCCGCTATCCATAACTCAAAGTCTTTTCTCGTTACATCACCGATAAACTTGTTACAAATCGGATGTCTTGCGAATTTGTTTAATCTTAACGTTTCGTGGCGTATTCCTCGCTTAGTTGGCGTAATCTCTCGTAAATAACGCTCTACAACGTCCGCTAAGACGGTTTCGGGTTGCAATCCTTGCTCTTGTAGCTCTAATTTTTTCTCTTCTTCCAAAGCCCATTGAGTGGCCTCCGCCTTTGTTTTACAAGTTTTAGACTTTCTTTGTCCGTTCTTGTAAACCTCAACTCGCCATTTATCACCACGTTTTCTCATTGTAGCCATTTTTATATCTCCTCATCTTGGCGTAATTAGACCAAATAAGGCGTAATTTTGGCGTAATTAACGACAAGAAATATATAAAAATAACTAAAAGTTGGCAATATTTGAGGCTTGAAATCTTGATGATTTGTTGAATTAATTATAGATAAGTGATTGATTCTTGAAGTGAATTTTAGGAAAGAAAAAAGCCAGTAGAAATTTACTGGCTTTGATAGGTGGTGCGACTAGCTGGACTCGAACCAGTGACCCCCACCATGTCAAGGTGGTGCTCTAACCAACTGAGCTATAGTCGCGTAAAAGATGTGGCAGATGATAAACAGTTTTAATGATGAAAACAAGGGGATTTGTTTTAAGTTAAATTTAGCTGCTAAAAAAATAACCAAAAGTTGCTGTAAAAAGTCTCAGTAGTTATTTTGATTTTATGCAGGTTTAAGCGTATAATGCCCAGCGTTTTTTATCTCGGATGAGCCGAAATTTAAAAAAGCTTTAGTAAATTGTAACTATTTGTGGAGTTTAGATAAAATGTCTAGAAAATTAAGAAGAACGAAGATTGTATGTACAATGGGTCCTGCAACAGACCGCGATAACAATCTTGAAAAAATTATCGCAGCAGGCGCTAATGTTGTACGTATGAACTTTTCTCACGGTACACCAGATGATCATATTGAGCGTGCTGAGCGTGTTCGTGCGATCGCGAAAAAATTAGGTAAAACCGTGGCAATTTTAGGTGACTTACAAGGTCCTAAAATTCGTGTTTCTACTTTTAAAGACGGCAAAATTTTCTTAAATGTTGGTGATAAATTTATTCTTGATGCGGAATTACCAAAAGGTGAAGGTAATCAAGAAGCCGTTGGTTTAGACTATAAAACACTTCCACAAGATGTTGTGCCAGGCGATATTCTTTTATTGGATGACGGCCGTGTTCAATTAAAAGTTCTTTCTACTGACGGTGCAAAAGTATTTACTGAAGTGACAGTTGGTGGTCCGTTATCAAACAATAAAGGGATCAACAAATTAGGTGGTGGTTTATCTGCAGACGCATTAACTGAAAAAGATAAAGCAGATATCATCACAGCTGCACGTATTGGTGTAGATTACTTAGCTGTATCTTTCCCTCGTTCAAGTGCAGATTTAAACTATGCGCGTGAATTAGCAAAACAAGCAGGTTTAGACGCGAAAATCGTTGCTAAAGTTGAACGTGCTGAAACAGTCGTTGATGAAGCAGCAATGGATGATATCATCCTCGCTTCTGATGTAATTATGGTTGCGCGTGGTGACTTAGGTGTTGAAATTGGTGACCCAGAATTGGTTGGCGTACAGAAAAAATTAATTCGTCGTTCACGTCAATTAAATCGTGCGGTTATTACTGCAACTCAAATGATGGAGTCAATGATTAGCAATCCAATGCCAACTCGTGCAGAAGTGATGGACGTGGCAAATGCGGTATTAGATGGTACTGACGCGGTAATGCTTTCAGCAGAAACTGCTGCAGGTCAATATCCAGCTGAAACTGTAGCGACAATGGCTCGCGTATGTTTAGGTGCAGAAAAAATGCCAAGCATCAATATTTCTAAACACCGTTTAGATCGTGAATTCAGAGATATTGAAGAATCTGTAGCGATGTCAGCAATGTACGCAGCAAACCACTTAAGCGGTATTGCAGCAATCATTACATTAAGCCACTCTGGTCGTACACCATTATTAATGTCACGTATTAGCTCAGGTTTACCAATCTTTGCACTTTCTCGTGTTCAAGAAACCTTAAACCGTTGCGCATTATACCGTGGTGTAACACCAGTTCATTTTGATGGTGAATCTCGTAGCGCTGCAGGTGCAAAAGCAGCGATTAACCTATTAAAAGAAAAAGGTTATTTAGTTTCAGGTGATCTTGTTTTATTAACACAAGGTGATGAATCAGAAGGTACAACTAACGTTTGTCGTACTTTAACTGTTGAATAATCAACATGCCTGAATGAAAAAGAGCGGTGGATTTTTCCACCGTTTTTTTATGTCTAAAATATTGAAAATATTGACCGCACTTTTTTCTTAAAACCACCTCGTATTTGCGGTATCATAAGCACAGTTTTTTAGTTTAAATTGAAATCCTTATGGTATCACAACGACAAATCCAATCTTCCGATCAGAAAACTGAACAAGTTAGCATCCCACCTCATTCCACTGAAGCAGAACAAGCCGTTCTTGGCGGTATTATGTTGAGTAATCAGCATTGGGATGGCATTGCTGAAAGAGTCATTGCTGAGGATTTTTATACTTTTGCGCATAAAGCGATCTTCCAAACCATGGAAGAATTAATGCGTAACCAAACGCCAATTGATTTAATTACCCTCGATCAAGCGCTTAAAGCCAAAGGTATCAGTGATTCCGTAGGCGGTTTTGCTTATCTCGCTGATCTTTCTAATAATACCCCAAATGCCATTAATATTTTGGCTTATGCCGAAATTGTACGTGAAAAAGCGATTTTGCGTGAGCTTATTGCCGTAGGGAATCGTATTGCAGAAAACAGTTATTCGCCCAAAGGCAAAGACATCAAGATGGTGTTGGATGAAGCCGAAAGAGAAGTGTTTGCGATCGCTGAAAAACGGAGTTCTTCAACAGAGGGCCCTCAAAACGTGCTCAGTGTGTTAGAAAGCACCATCGCTCGAATTGAAACCTTAGGTAAGCTTGAAAATCATAACGGTGTGACAGGGGTCACAACGGGCTTTGTTGAGTTAGATAAGAAAACAGCCGGTTTACAGTCTTCCGATCTCATCATTGTGGCAGCACGTCCTTCCATGGGTAAAACCACATTTGCAATGAACCTTTGTGAAAATGCGGCCATGGCAAGTGATAAGCCTGTATTAGTCTTCAGTTTAGAGATGCCTGCTGAGCAAATTATGATGCGTATGATTGCCTCTCTAGCTCGCGTGGACCAAACCAAAATTCGTACAGGCCAAAACTTGGAAGAAGCGGAATGGAGCAAAATTGCTAGCGTGTTTGGGATGTTTAAGCAAAAAAATAATCTTTATATCGATGATTCATCGGGTTTAACTCCAACAGAATTGCGTTCTCGCGCGCGTCGTGTGTATCGAGAAAATGGTGGCTTGAGTATGATTATGGTGGATTATCTTCAATTAATGCGCGCGCCCGCATTTTCAGATAACCGTACCTTAGAGATCGCCGAGATTTCTCGTTCTTTAAAAGCATTAGCGAAAGAATTAGAAGTCCCTGTTATTGCACTTTCCCAGCTTAACCGTACTTTAGAACAACGTGCAGATAAACGTCCAGTAAACTCAGACTTGCGTGAATCAGGCTCTATTGAGCAGGATGATGACTTGATTATGTTTATTTATCGTGACGAAGTGTATAACGATAATTCTGAAGATAAAGGTGTTGCTGAAATCATTATTGGTAAACAACGTAACGGTCCGATTGGTCGTGTACGTTTAGCATTTAACGGTCAATTCTCACGCTTTGATAACCTTGCCGAACAGCGTGAATACAGAGATGATTATTAG